GTGCGTGCTCGCCGAGCTGGCGGCCCCCCCAGAAATCGAGAGGGGGCCCCCCCCCGCCGTTTGGGCGGGTGGGGCGTTTTTTACTTGCCGTCGCGATCTTCGAGTGCCTCGATCCTCTCGTAGATCGCTCGGTGTGTGTCGTGTGCATGCGAGTCGATCATCATCTGTGCCGATTCGCGCGCCGTCCTCTCGTCGTGTATTTCGGCCGCCATGCGGCTTCCCCTCTCGTCGATGCGGTCGATGCGCGCTTTCAGATCAGACAGGCTCTCGCCGTGCCCGTCGATGGTCGCTGCGACGCGGTCGACCGTCGAGGACAGGCCCTCGAGGCGATCGGGCAGCACCGCTAGGGCGCCGACCGTCTCACTGACGGCCCTGACCGCGTCGCGGACCTCGTCGAGGTCATCGCGGAAATTCGTCGAGTGGTCATTACTGACCTGCGCGTCCGCCGACTGCGCAGCTTCCTTCGCTTCCTCTGCCGCCTTAGCGACGCGCTGCATATGCGACTCGACGCTCTCTTTGAGGCGCGCACACCACACGGCGATGAGGCCGCCTGCGCCCGCCAGAAGGGCCGCGATCAGCGCGTTGGTTGCCTCGATGACCTTCGGGTCCGCGAAGATTCCGCTCACGAGGCTACACCGCCCGAGTCGCCTGCAGGCGGCTCCTTGGCGGTGTCGGCGCGCACGTCCTCGACCGTCTCTCCGCCCGGCGTGAGGGCCCCGGTCCAGTCAATGATGCTCACGCCGCCAATCTTGATCCCCGAGAGGACCTGATACACGGTCCAGGCGACGCCGAGGAAAACGCTCGCCTGTGAGACGAGGAGCTTCCATGTCGCCGGGTATGAGCCCGAGACCCAGACTCCGGCCGTCACGACGACTGCGACGGCGATCGTCAGCCAGACTCGGCGCTGTCGCGTCCAGTACGGGCGGTCCAGCGCCGCCTGGATCAGCGGCCACACGACGCCGATGAGGACAGACGTCACGAACGGATCGGACTGCAAGCCGAGCAGGATGTCACTCTGATTCACTGTCGTCTCCTCTCACGCGGTCTCGGCGCCCGCGAGCGCGATGCTCACGGCGGCGTTGGTTGCCGCTCCGTAGATTTCGTCCTGGTATGCGCCGACTGCGGCCTGAATGCGGCCGACGACGGCGTCGTGTGCGGCTTCGGAGTTTTCACCCCAGATGCCGTCTGGCTCTGCGCCCACGACTCGCTGCGTGTATTCGACGCCGAAGGGGAATTCGGTGCCTCCCCAGGTGGATGCGGCAGCGACGGCGAGGATGCGCTGGCGAGTGTCGGGGCCGAGTACGTTGTCGGGGTCTGCACCGACCGCGCGCTGCAGGGCCGTGATGTCGGTCGGGCCGGACTGCGCGGGCGCAGCTCCGCCGCCGTCCCAGCGGCCGTTGTCGATCATCCAGGCGAGCACGACGTGCATGTCGACCCACCCGAGGATGTCCTCGTCGTAGCGGTACTTCACCAGGACTCCGTTGCCGTTGTCCTGGGATCCGCCCATGCTGGTGTTGCCCTCGACGGCGCGGAAGAGCGCGGCGGCGGGGTCGGGCCAGGATGCGCCGACGTGGTCTGCGATGCCGTCTCCGTGCCACTCGTAGATCGCCTGCCGGCCGTAGCCTGGTTCGTCGCTCCACGCGCCGATTTGCTGCGCGAAGTTCTTGATGTACGGGACGTAGTACCACCAGGCGGCGTTCATGAGGTTGACGCCGGCCTGCAGGAAGCCCCAGACCTGGAAAGCTCCGCACCAGGCGTAGCCTCGGAAGTCGGGCTTGCCGACGGCGTTCCAGTACTTGTCGCCGCCGACGTGGCCGACCTCTTCGAGCATGGCGCGCAAGGCGGTGTCGACGGCTGCGACGACGCGGGGATCATTGGGGGAGGTGGTCATGCCTGACCTCCTTCACGCTGAGTGATGTTGCGTTCGGTCAGGAGGCCGAGCAGCTCGTCCTCCTGGGTCTTGGTTTCGGGCATCGTCTGAAGATCGGGTGCCATGATCAGTCCTTTCATGGGTGTAGGAAGCCCCGGCCACCAGGTGTGGTGGTCGGGGCATGAAGTGGCAGGCCGGTGCGCGGCCTGTCAGGTCTTGATGATGAAATTCATCGCGACGTAGGGCGGCATGATGTTGAACGGCTGCGACTGCCCTTCAACTTTGGCGACGGCACGGTCAAGATAGCCCGCTCCAAATGAGGAGATGCCGGGCCACCCGCCACCGCCCGCAAAATTGGTCTGATAGATGCCAGCGCCGCCGCCCCACTGGGTAGACTCGCCGCCGATCTGGTGCTGGTGACGCGGCATCTCAGCCGTCGTCATCGTGTGTTTCTCTTCGCCGCCCTGCTCGCCAGCAGGATGCGTCGACGACGCTCCAAGGACGAAGCGGCCGCGCAGATCGGGGACACGGAAACGGAAGCCGCTACCGAATACCTTTGCGAGCTCCGGGTAGGTGCGACGGTCGTACTCTTTCCCATCGCAGAGGAGCCAGCCGGTCGGCGCAGTCGAGCCGGCGAAGGCCGCGATGACACCGGCCGGCGTCACAACCGTGATCGCCTCGCCCGGGTCGCCCTTCGGGCCTCGCGGACCAGCCTCACCCTGATCGCCCTTCGGGCCGGGCGGGCCGGCCGGGCCGCGCTCGCCCTGGTCGCCCTTCGGGCCCTGGTCGCCCTTCGGGCCCTGCGGGCCTGTCCCCCCGCCGCCACCCGGCACGACGACGACACGGCCGGCATCATCCATTTTCGCCAGGTCCAGGTAACGGTCCAGATACGTCCTCGTCGAGGCGAGTGCCTGCATCGTGCCCTGATGAATCTGGACGAGGACTCGGTCCCCCGGATATGCCTTCCGGGTGAGTAGGCGATCTGGCACAGCCATGATCCCATCATTGTCGTCTGATCCGCGGCGCCAGAGGTCTGCGTCGAAGCGCACGTTGATGTGCCCCTGCTTCGAATTCCTCACACATGTCGCCCACTGGTACGTTGGCTGTGCGTCGAGCTGCCGCCGCATGTCGGCGATGACACCAGTGAGATATTCGAGCTCAGACACCCTGTACCTCCTTGATAGTCGTTGTGACGAGCGCAGTCGGAGAGAGCGGGATCTTCATCTCCTGCACCGTGCCGCGCATGCGCAGCCCCTGCGAGACGAACTCGACGACGTCGCCCGGCCGGATGTTGATCGGCAGGTGTTCAATTACAAGCGACGCGGCCGGCATCGACTTCTCCTCGAGGAGTCTCTGCGCAATCTTGTCAATTGCATCCTGCGAGGTGGCTTTGACCCCAGTCTCCACGTGCGTGATCTCTCCCCGGTTGACGGTTGAGAGCGGATCGCTCGGGCTGGAGTTCCTTGCTACCCCAACGACGGCCGGCGTCGGTCCCGCACCGTACACATCCTGCCCACGCTGCGTGTCGTCTGACCCCGGTGTCCCCACGCAGACAACAACGTTCGGCACAGAGAATACATCGCGGTCGATCGTCCACTCAGCAGAATGAATCGCCGCGTCCCCCTCACGAAAAACGAATGACACCGGCCGTCGCGACGGCCGGATGTACGGCCCTCCCGTGATGACGCCGTAGGGGTCCGGTGTGAGCGCACCCCAGCCGACGACACGTGCACAATCGTTGAGCATTGTCAGGACATTAGTGCCGACGTCATACGCGATAGACTCGTTGATTATCTTCGGATCCTCGCCAAGCGCCCAGTTTCCGAACTGTGTAAAGCCCATCCGCAGATTCTTCGCCTTTGCTGCGTATCGCTTAATCAAGCTCCACTTGCCAGTCGTCAAGTGGTCGTTCTCGACTTGCTCGATACGGTCCGTCGACATCCGGTCGAGATACGCAAGCGTCGACAGGAGCTCGACGTCACGGGTCACACGATGCTCACTGACTGAGCGTGTCGGCGACGACATCACGAAAGTCGCGACCGGCCAGCCCGGCATGCCGACCGGCACGTAATCGACGCGCGAATGCACGTTGAACCAGTCGACGTTCTGCGAGGTCTCCGTGAGGCTCAGCTGCCCCGACGCGCGCAGCCGCGACGTCGCCGACAGCGTCACCGACCCCGACTCGACACCATCGAGCAGGCCAATGTCCTGCCCGGACGGTGTCGTGAGCATCACCCGATAATCCGCCTGACGCACAGGCGACGCCTCACCCACGATTCACCTCCGTCAACTTCGCCGAGACCGACCAGACCCCGCCGACCTCGCGCCCGAGCTGCACATCTGACAGCGAGCCATACAAGACGCGGCCGAGCGGGTCACGGTACATGAAGGGCGCTGGCATGTACGCCAGATCCTCGAGCGCCTGACGCTCGCGCGCCGACGAATCCAACAGCGCCGCAGAGACCTGCACGACCCGCTGACGCTGCGTGCCCGACAACTCAACACCCAGTTTCCTACCCGCGAAATACTTGACCTCACGATTCACGAGACCAAGCTGCGAGCCCGTCACAGGGTTCCACGCCAGGCGCACCGACCGCGAAAAGCCCTGCCCCGCAGAAATCCACACCGCCTGCGAATCCGCGAGCGCGTCGACGATCGTCACGGACGATGAGGGCATTGCCGACGTCGCGGTCACCCTGTACTTGGTCGTACCGTTCGTGAGGCACTCCCGATCCTTGTACATCGTCGATGGCGGGAGCTTGTCGGCGACGAGGGCCCAGGTTAACCCGCCGTCGATTGATCGCTCGAGGCGCGTCTCGACGGTCGGCGGCTGCTTGCTGCCGGTGGGGACAGCGGGGGAGGCAATCGAGATGAGCATGTCTCCCTCCGCCTCTTCCCAGGAGGCTGTCACAATCGGCTCGGGCGGCGTCGGGTACTCGACCTTGTACCGCCGCTGGACGGTGGTTGTGAGGCCGTATCCGTCCGTGAGGCTCGCGCGGACAACGTACTCTGCGCGATTCTCCAGCCGGGCCTTGAACCGCAGGGGCGCGTGCGCGAACGTCGGCGCGACGCCGAGCGCGGACGCGGCGCCCTTGATCTGCTCGATGGTCTGCAGGTCCGCGGAGAGCAGCTCGCAGAGCACGGCCGCGACTGTCGTTGACGAGCCCGTCACGTGCGAGACGACGAGCGCGCCGTCGAACGCGGAGCGGTCGAGCGTGAGCGCGTCGGGAACGAGCGCGACGACCGGCGCGTAAGTGACAGTCGTCCGCCTGGTCGGGGACCAGTCCGAGTACTCGCGGAACTGCCCCTTCGTGCGGATCTGGTAATCGATCACGCCGGCCGGCAGATCGATCGTCTTAGTCTGGGCCGAGCCCGTGACGGAGACGCTCTGCCAAGGACCGGAATCCCCGGCGCGGCGCCCGTTCGCAGTCTCCGTGTACACCGTGGCGTACCGGATGTCTGCCGCTTCCTGCCACGTCTCATCGAGCGAATTGTGCGCCCACGTGAACAGCACGGCTCCGACCGCAGCGTAAGTGCCGGGGCCGGACACGGCCGGAATCCCTGGCTTCTGCAGCACCTGGATCGTGTTCGACGGCGCCGAACGCTCAGACTCCAGCCTGTCGGTCTTGAGAATCGCGCGGTACGTGTGAGGGACTTGCAGGTCTGCTTCCTCATGGACCCAGCCGTCCGCGTCGGCGCGCACCTCGCCGACCTTCTTGTCGCCGTCGAGGATCTCGACGGTCGCATCCTGCGGATACGCGAATGTCGTTTTCCAGGTGATGCGAATCTGCCCGCGCTCGGTCTTCGCGGCCGTCAGCTCCGCTGGTGGCTCAGGCGCTGTCGATACGCCGTTCGACTGTGGCGACGGCGGGCCGGGCACGAAGTCCGAGATGTCCCGGATACGCGTCGGGATGATCGGGGACGCGTACACGCGGTACCAGAAACGATCGTTCGCATACACCGCTTTGTAGTCAACCATCTTGAACACTGGAACCAGGGCGTTTTCAGCGTTCACCCATGACACGACGTGCCACTGGCGTGGCAGCCACGGCCCCGAGTTGTTGTCCGAGTAGGCATCCCACCGCTCGATCACATACGAGCGGATCGGCGAGGACGCATCCGCGGGCTTCGCCGCCGGCCACTCGAGCAGCACAGATTTTCCGTCGTCACGCAGCGTCGCCTTGCAGTACGACGGAGCTGACGGCGGCTTCGCCGGCCGTGCAGGCAGCGTAAGCCACGCCTGCATTGACGGGTGCCCGCCGTTCCAGATCGGCCCGAGCGAATAGCCGACACCAATCGAGCGTTCCTGATTTGGCAGCAGATCCTCACGCCAGTGGGACGTGCCCATGTCCTTGTACACGGTGGCGCCAGTTGGCGACGAGAAAGACACCGTCTCCGAGCCGACGCCGACGTTGCCCCACCAGTCGGTTTTCGCCGAGAAATTATGCCCGTAGCCATCCGACCGAAGCCAGAACTGCGCGTACACCTCGACGTACCCCTGGTGAGGATCGCCGGTGTACCACATCTCCACGCCGACCGACATGTAGCCGGACGACGCTGACCACTGAATCGCCACGCGTTTCTCCCTTGCTCCTTAGAATCCGATGCGCTCACGCAGCGCAGAACGCGAGGCGGGCGCGAGCCCGTCAGACACGACGCCCCCGGCCTCGACGCGCATCCGCCCGATCAGCTGATCGTCCGAGTCACGCACGACCAGGTACTGAGGCCCGGTCGCCTGGATGCGCGCCAGGCCAGCCGCGCCACCAAGACCTGCAGTGACCGACAGTGCCCCGGCCTCAAGGCCGTTTAGCTGTTCCTGCCCGTCCGCGACTGCGTCTCTGATCGCGGCCTCGAACAGCGGCGCGCGCTGCGCCGCGCCCTCAGCCAGGGCCTCGACAATCGAGCGACCCGAGTAGAGCGTCCAGCCGTGACCAGAGAACGGCCCCTTCTTCGCGGGCGAGAACGGCAAATACTGGCGTACCTTGCCGAGCACGTCCGACACGGCGCCGGTCAGTGATCCGACCATCGACTTCACGCCGTCGATGAGCCCCTGAATGATTTTCTTGCCTGATTGAGCCATCTGGCCCGGCACTGCCGCGAGGGCCTTCTGGATCTGCTGCGGGATATCCCAGAAGATGTTCTTCAGTTGCGGCAGCGTCTGCGTGATGCCGTCGATGAGCCCCGTCAGAATCTGCACGCCGGCTGTCAGAATCAGCGGAAGATTCTGGACGAGGACCGTGACGATCGTCGTGATGATCTGCGGCAGCATCGCGATCAGCTGCGGGATCGCCTGCACGATGCCGTTGATGACGCCGATCAGGAGCTGCACGCCGGCACTGATGATCAGCGGCAGATTCGTTATCAACGTCGTGACGATCGTGTTGATGATCTGCGGCAGCATATCGATCAGCTGCGGGAGCGCTTCGAGGATGCCATTGATCAGCGTCGTCAGCAGCTGAATGCCGGCCTCGATGATCAGCGGAAGATTCTCAACGATCGTCGTGACGACAGTTGTGAGGATCTGCGGCAGCATCTCGATCAGGGCTGGGAGCGCCGTCTGCAGGCCACTGATCAGCGCTTGCAGGACCTGGACCCCCGCCTCGATCAGCTGCGGCAGCGCCTGCACGAGCGTCGTGACGATCGTCGTGACGATCTGCGGTAGCGCTGCCGTCAGCGTCGGGATCGCCTGCACCAGCCCATTGATCAGGCCAGTCAGCAGGCCCGCGCCAGCCTGAATCAGCTGCGGGATACCCTGTGAGATCGCGTCGAGCAGGGATGTTATGATGCCAGGCAGCGCTTCGAGAAGCACCGGGATCGCCGCCGTCAGACCGGCCGTCAGACCGTTGATCAGGGCAACGCCCGCGCTGATGAGCTGCGGCAGCATTCCGACCAGGCCCTGCACGAGCGCAACGATCATCTGCGCGGCAGCGGGGATCAGCTGAGGAAGCCACGACCCGAACGCGCTTACGAATGACTCGATGATCTGGCCTGCCATGTCGAGCAGGACCGGCAGCGCAGTCGTAAGACCCGTCATCAGCGTCTTGATTGCCTCGGCGCCCGACGCGATCAGCTGCGGCGCATTCGACACCAGCTGCGCCCCATACTCCGAGACCTTGCTCACCACATCCGAGATCATCGTCTGAATCTGCGTCGTCAGCTCGCCCCCCGACGCCTGCACCAGCGCACCGATGCCAGCGACCGCCGCCGCAATAAGCCCGCCGAAGGCCAACACCTTACCGAAGCGCGCAGGATTCAGGAACATCCCAACCTTTCCAAGCAACCCCTCGACCGCTGACCCAATCGAGTCGGCAGAACCTGCCAGCGCCTGCCCCATCTTCGGTCCGACTCCACGCATCGCCTCTACAGCTGGACCGAGGGCCTTGCCTGCGCCTTCCTTGACGACACCGCCGACACCGGAGAGCTTCTCACTGAGCGAGCCGAAAGCAGGCCCGATGTGTTTGTCTCCGGCCTCGCGGATCACGCGGCCAACGCCGGCGATCTTCTCGCCGATCGCCGCAGATGCATTCGACGCCGCCTCGCCAGCGCCAGACTTCAGCGCACTGCCGAGGCTCGCCGCGTGCTTCCCGACTGATTCGACGGCCGGCGCGAATACCTTGCCCGCTCCCTCCTTCACCGCACCACCAAGACCCGAGAACTTCTCCACGAGGACGGCCGGCGAGGGCAAGGCGTCGAATGCCCCGATGATCAGCGACGGATCAGCCAGCAGCATGCCAGCGCCCGCGAGCGCGGCGAAGCCTCCAGTTGCCTGTCCGAGGGCTTTTGCGATGTCCTCGAGGGTGAGTTCGCCGTCCTTCATGGCGTCGGCGAAGGGGCGGAGCTTGCCTGCGAAGATGTCGACGTACTTGCCGGCACTGTCGAAGGCCGGGCCTACCTGCTCGCCGACCGCGTTAATGATGTCAGTCAGCGGTTCCTTGACCTTGTCGAGGGAGGCGACGAGGCCCTTCTCGACGGCGGCTTCTAGGTTGCCCCACGCGCCCTCGAACGTCGATGCGGACTTCGCTGCCTGTTCCGCGACGTCCGTGAAACCGAGGTCCATGAGCGCCTGATTGAATTCCTCGGCCGTGATCTGGCCTTCGCTCATAGCATCGCGGAAGTTGCCCGTGAACGCCGCGTTGTTCTTGAGGGCTTCCTGGAGCTTGCCCGACGCGCCTGGAATGGCTGCTGCGATCTGGTTCCAGTCTTGTGTTGTGAGCTTGCCGGCGCCGTTGATCTGCACGAGGGCAAGCGCGACCTGCTTGAACGTCTCCTTGGTGCCGCCCGCGATGGCGTTGACGTTGCCGGCCGCCTCGGCCATCTTGTCGAAGTCCTTGACCCCGTTCGCGGCGAGCTGCGCCGTCACCGACTGGATATCAGACAGATCGTAGACTGTCTGGTCGGCGTAGGATTGCGCGGCTGCTGTCAGCTGCTTGATTCGCGCGGGGTCAACGCCCGCAAATTCGAGCGTTTTCTTGAATTTATCGGTCGCGTCAGACGCAGCGATCGCCGCGGGGACCTGAGCCGCGAGCGCGGCCGTGACACCGCCGACCGCTGCGGCGACGCCACCGAGGCCGAGCTTACCGATGGAGGAGAGGGCACCGCCGATATGCGTCGAGAGCGACTGGCCGATCTTCGAGCCCCAGGACTCTGTCGCGCCCGTGAGTGCGGACGTGACGTCACCGGACCCGAATTCGGACGCGATCTGCTTCTTGAGTCCCCTGAACGACGGGACAACGTCGATCCAGGCTGTGCCCAGGGAAGTGCCTTCGGCCAATGCCTTCTCCTTATCTAGTTCTCAACTGGGGCTCGGGCCGCGCTGAGCTGCTTGTCGATCCAGTCCGTGTCGGGCATGTGGTCGATTTCGACGCGCGTGCCCGGGCGCGGGATCGGCGGCGGCGCGCCCCGGCCCTTCTGCGCGTTCGTGGTCTTTGCCCACTGGAGCCAGCGCAGCGAGTCTGCCTGAATCGCAGCGAGATGCGTGTCGAGCGACCTCCACTGCCACTCTTGGTCGATGGCGCGCAGCGTCCAGGACTCCGTCTGCTTGATGACGACGGACGCGAGGCGCGCGGCCTGCCGTGCTGGCATCTGGCGCGGGGCACTCCCGAAGAACCGGATGAAGTCGGCCTCCAGCTCATCGGGCGCGCGCGTCAGGATCGCGGCGAGGGTCAGGCTTTTGGGGCCAGCTCGCTCATGATCTGCACGAGCACCTCAGTCGCGGCTGTCGCCGTGACGCGGCCTCGCCCATCCCGGATACTGTTGAGCAGCGCATTCGCCTGCTCGCCCGCGACCGCGCGGAAAACTCTCGGCAGTGCGAGGATGTCGCCGCGCTGAATCTCAGCGAGCGACTCGAGCAGCTCGAAGTCATCGAAAATCGTCGGGTCAACCGTGAGCGGCACGTCCGCGACCGTGATCGTGCGCATCCCCCGCGGAACGGTGTCGACCGGGCCGTGAGGAGCCTCATGCTGCTCCTGCGGCACGGGGGCCGACATGTTGATGTCGCCTGCCCCGCATGCCTGCTCGTATCGTCCGCGAGCCTCGTTCACGGCCTCAATCGACCCGCCAGCCGGACGAGCAGTAGCGTATCCGCCCTGCTCGCGAGGGCCACCGTGCCACTCGATCTCAACGTCATCGCGGTTGCCGGGCACCATCTGGTTGTAAAAAGTCATCGCGCTCCTCCTTTCTGGGCTTGTTGTTTTGGGCCGCGCTTGGGGGGGGGGGGGGGGGGGGGGGGGGGGCGCGCCCCTGCCTGCGCCCCGGGGATGGTGGTCAGGCAGGCTCCGCCCCTCTTCCACGAATGTGTGCCGCCGATCAGGCAGGCAGCGCGCTGGCCTTCGCGATGTACTCGCGGGCGCAGTCGCCCTCGACCTTCGCGGACGGATACGCGGCGATCGTCACCTCGTACCCCACAGCCTCGCCGTCCTTGTACACGGTGGAGCCGCGCTCGGTGATCTGGCCCTCGGGGATCACGATCCGCTTGACGAGGCCACCCGTGAGGAGCACCTCGAACACGAACACGCGTCGGGGCAGAATCTTGGAGTTGTGACGCACGCTGATCGGCTTGTCCGCGCCGCCCTGCTGCGTGACGTTTTCCTGTCCGAAAACTTCGCGCAGGACGTCAGGATCGAGCGCCTGCAACAGCTTCGTCTTGAACGTCTCCTTGTACCCGGTCTGCTGCGTGAGGACGACGTCGCCACCAAACGCCTTCATGTCGCTGGACTCGGTCTCGATGGGATTCTCGAAGCCATCCTCCGAGAGGTACCCGAGCTTCACGAACGCCGTGTTGAGAGCAGTCGTCGCATCAGCGGGAAGCGGCGTGCCCAGCGGAGCGGCGAAAAACGCGCCGCCCTTCTGCGGCTTAGCCGCAGTAACAAGCGCAGAATTCTGTTCTGCCATATGACTCTCCTGTCAAGAGAAAAATGTGTCAGGTGAGCGCCAGAGTGGCGCTCACCGTCAGTTGAAAACGAGGAACCCGGGCATCCGGGTCCGGGAATGCGTACACCGCATTGACGGCGGAGTACGCGACGATTGGGTCGAGCTGCCAGGCGAGGACCGCGTCAGCGACCTCATCAGCAAGCGCAGACGCCTCAACCTCCGTCGGCGCCCAGGCCTGCACTGCAAACATTGGCGAATCCCACAGATGCGTGCGCTGCCCTCCCGTTCGCTCGACCGTGATGAACTTCGAGGGCCGAGACTCCGGCACTCTGTTCGACACCGGCGTGCCCGGAAACTTCCGCTTCAAGTAGGCGATCAGCGCGGCGGTCGACGACGTCATACACGCCCCGCATTCAGCGCCTTCAAGAGCGTGTTATGCCTGGCATTGTCGCGGCGTGCCTTGAACGTCGCAGCTTTGACGACGCCGTGCGGCCTCGTCTTGCCCTGCTGCACAGACGCCTCGAAGCCTTTGCCCGCCGCCGTCGCGATCCGCTCTGCAGCGGACTCAATCATCGGCGTTGACAAAGCCCGGAGGGCGTCATTTTCGATCTTGATCTTCACCTGCGTCACCCCTTCACCAGCCTTGCCTGCACAGGCCGATTCCACATGCCAGGCGTCGACTCCTTGGAATATGGCTGCGGGTCGCCGATCACTTCCCACCATTGCCCTTTCCAGCCGATCAGACAGCCTTTCAAGCTCCCGATATAGGTCTTAGGGAAATGGAAAGTCATGACCGTCGCGTCACCGTCTGGTCGCTCCGCCCCCAAATCCTGCGACGAGGACGGAGCCACCAGGACATTACTCAGCGTCTGCGCACTGCCGTATTCGGCCCGCTCATTGCCGAACTCGTCGACGGAGCCCGACTGCCTGACCCGCAGGGCGATACGTTCTCCGAAGATCATGAGCGCACCCCAATCGTCCGCACCGACGCGAATCGAGTCAGACGAATCCCGAGCCGACGCCTGTGCACACGCGTGAAGCTCATCGACCCCACCGGCGCGCTAAACGTCGAGGACTGACTGTACGGCCCGCCCGTGACCGTCGACTGCGTCGCACCGTATGCGAAGCCATCCGCCTGCTGACGGATCGCATACCGCACCATGTCACAGACGACGTCCTCATACGAGTCACGCCGGATCGACCCGTCCGCGAGCGCGGATGCGAGGTCGATCCCGTCTGCGGCGAGCTCGTCGCGGACAATACGTGCAGCTCGGGGGAGGGCCGCTTCAACGGTCTGCTGGCCGACTTGGGATTCCTCGGAGGGGCCGTAGCGGATGCGGAAGGCTGTCATCTTGACTTCGAGCGGGTCGGCTGCTGGTGCCATGCTCAGCCTCCTAGCTGCTAGTCGGTGGGCGCGTCCTCCGCGTCAGCGGGCGCCTCGGGTGCCGGTTCGGGCTGCGGGTCGCCGTCCGCGCCGGTGATGCCGAAGTCGTCGCCGAGGACGTCGAGGATGATCTCGGCGTCAGCGGCCGGGACGGTCGCGAGGCCGTCCTCGAACTGGACGTGCGGGGTCGTGATGAGCAGGGTCGGGATCGCGTCGCAGCGCAGCGTCACCATTTCAGGCTTCTTCTTTGCCATGCTGATCAGCCTGCCGCCACCGTCAGGACGCCGTGCGCCTTCTCGTTACCGTACTTGAGGCCGATTTCGCCGTACAGCTGCACCTTCTCGGACGCGCCGGTCTTGGCGAGGGGCTCCGCGAAGAAGTTGCCCTTGCCGGGCACCTCGAGGAACGCTGGCGCGAGCTGCTCGAGGGAGACGACCGCGAGCTTCGTCGCCGGCATGTAGCGGTTGAGCATGATGTTGAAGTTTCCGAAATCGGTTTCCAGCATCTTGAGGTTGACACCGCCGACGTTGCGGTCCTCCTGCTTGAAGCCGTCCTTGACGAAAAGTCGGGTAAGCGCACGCTTGAGCGTCGAGCCGACGATGATCGTGCGGGTCTCAGTGTCCTGGACTCCGCCACCGTCCCAGACCCTCTGGATGAGGTCGAGGACGTCGTCTGCGGTCAGCTCGCTGGCCTTGTGCGTGGTCGTCGCGACGTTGGTTGTGATGGCCTGCAGCAGGCCGCGCGTCTTGCGCGGCTGCGCGTTCGTGGTCGGCTTCGCGAACGTTCCGGTGATGAACGTCTTTTCGACGTCTCGGGCGATCTGCTTGATCTGCGCCTGCAGCTGCTCGGCGAGCTCGTCAGCGGGCAGCGTCGTCGACCCCAGCTGCACAGCCGTGCCGGACGGGCCGTACTGGCGGCGTGCGCCCATCTTCGTGTACGAAACGGACACTGCTTCCTGGTGAATCTCCAGGACATTCTCAACGTTGGTGCGAGTACGGGTCTCGAAAGCCGTCGCGTCCGCGCCCTCGACGCGCTGACGGTTGTCTGCGGCGTCACGCAGGTCCGTTACCTGCCAGCTGAAGGTCGTCGACTCGACGGACTCGCCGCCAGTCAGACCACCAATCGAGGACAGCAGGGGCGTGTCCTCCGGGGACGCGGCGAAGAGCTCGCCGACGTAGTTCGGGCAATTGTACGTGGTTGCCATCTCGGTAATACCGGGCATATTGAATCTCCTGTCAAGAGAAAGGGAATGAATGTCAGTTGGTGGTGTCAGCGGTCAGGCCCGCGAGCTTGACCGCCTTGAGACGCGCCGACAGCTTGAAATCGCCAGCGCTCTGCGCCGCCGCAATCTGCTCATCCAGAGACAGAGACGACGCGCGAGGCGGGAAAACACCAGCACCCGAATCCGCGAGCGCGGGCACGGCCGGGGTGGCCGTGGTGCCTCGCCAGTCGGCGAGTCGCTGCGCGATCTGCTTAATCTCGTCCTCTGTGTCGCCGTGGATGAGGTCGGCGGGGACGCCGTACTCGGAGGCGGCGGCGGCGATCAGCTTTGCTCGGTGCGCCTGCGCTTCGAGGGCTGCGACCTGAGAGCGCAGTTCCTCGATGGTGGTGTCCTTGCCGTTGATCGCTTCCGTGAGCGCTTCGAGCTGCTTGTGGTCGGCCTTCGCGCGGCGCTCCCACGTGCGGGCGTGGGCCTTCCAGTCCTCAGCGGCCTCGTCCTGCTTGGCCTCCTGCGAGGTCTCTGCGGTGTCGGCGGGCGCGGTGTCCTGGACGGCCGCATCAGCGGCGGCGGGGGAGGTTTCGGTCGGTGCCTGCGCGCCGTCCGTGGCCTCCTGATCGGTGGTGTTTTCCATTGGTTTACCTTCCTTTGCGGAGAGCGTGGTTCCCGATGCCTTTGCGGAATTGGGCATAACAAAACCCCGCACCGCGTTCGGTACGGGGGAGATTGGTGATGGTGTTGGGTTAAGCTGCTGGGGCCTCGGTGGTGGAGATGCCCTCGCGTAGTTCTGCGAGTTCCTCATCAAAGAACCCCGCTGCTTTCTCGTTGATCGCTGCGAGCCGCTCAACCCATGTGGCCGTGACGGCTCCGTATTTGACGAGCGATGAGACTGCGCCGTCGACGTCGGGGCCGTCGCATTCAAGCATCATGCGCAGAAAATCCACCTCGGTACGGGCACCCAGTGCGTCAAGCTCTGTGATAGCGTCACGTACAAACTGCTCTACGGCGTTAACCTCCATATGCGCATTATAGACGCTTTCCAAGTGGAGTGATAGTTTTTATGCGACGTCCCTTCGCATCATTTCTATATGCGACGCGAATCTCTACCCCATTGACTTGACCAGTGGCAGACGCGAGGTCGACGTCCTCTAGGACGCCCTTCTCTCGCAGCAATTGAGCGCCCGCCTGCACGATGTCGTCTGCAGTCCAATCCGGCGGAAATTCGGTTCTCCCGAATCTCCACCCATAGCCCGCCAGGTGCCCTCCTGAGCCTTCGAACCCATAAAGGGTGTGACGCCACTCCCTCGCACGAAGCGGGGGAAATTCCTCTGGCCACGACTTTGGCGCTTGTGTCATCTCCCGAGGCGGGATTCTGTGCGCGGATCCCGGTGTGAACCCACGCTCCCGACGAACCGTGCGGGCACTGACCCGGTCCTGGTCGATCACATGACGTTGAAGAGTGCCGTCGTTGGAGACCCGTTTTGGAGTGCGCCCGTCTGTGAGCTGGTCTGGGAACAGCTCTCGCATACGCGCGGTGATCTTCTTGATGTCGTCTGTGCGCGTGCCTTCATCAGCGAGGTCATCGACCGCCTGCTGGTACATTCGTTCGTACTGTGTGTGATCGTAGCCCTTGATGCGGGGCTTCTTCGACCATGACGGGACGATCTGGCAGTCGCACTTGAAGTGTGAGCGCTTGAACTGCGCGGTTTCCTCGCTCTTATAGACGAAACCCCGAGAGGCCCAGAGCATGCACCAGGCGCACGTCTCCGCTCCGGTCGGCACTCGAGCGTATCGGGGCTTGTTCGGATCACGCTCGGCCGCGTGCTGCGTGGTCGCGCGGCCGGCGTCAGAGATCAGCTTGCGGGCGCCGTCAGTGAGCCTCGCGAGCACTCTCGCTCGTCCTGTACCCTCGCGCAGATCCCGGATCGCCGCCCCGACGATCTTCGCCGCTTCGTTCTCATCGACGAGACCGGCCGGCATCACGGGGGAGTACGCCTTCGCGACGCCCTCGGCCTCGCGCTGCTTCTCGTACCACTCGAGCGCCGCCGACGACGCGACCTCAGCTGATTCCTCAACGAGGCGCGGATACAGCTGATACAGAGCGTCCTCCAGCGTCCCGAGATCATCGATAGGCAGGCGCTTCCACAGCGCCCGCATCCGGCGCTCAGCAACATCGCCCGCGCGGTTCTGCGTCCGCGCGAGCTGCTGCACGTCGTGGATATGCACGCCGCCTCCTCACGATCTCTACTTCTCTTCGGTCGCAGCAGGCGCGTCTGCGGCATCGGCATCAGCCGCGGACAGTCGATCAAGGAGACCGGACGCTTCCGCGCGGCGCTTGTCCGACATCAGGCGCGCGATCTGCGAGCCCGAATAGCCGAGCTCTTCGAGGACGACCGGGGACTCAGCAAGCCACGGCAGCGCGCTGATTTGCTTCACGATCGCGTCAGACTGGGAGACAATCGACGGGTGCGCGGGGTCGCCCCAGCGCGTCGCCAGAGACCGCAGCTCCGGCGTCATCTCATCAAGCCCGTCACGCATCATCACCGCGTGCGCATAAACGCGAGTCAGGGCCGCGTCGAACACGCGCTGCGCGTTCTTTGCCTTGATGACTAGCTCTTCCTTCGCCGCATACAGAGCCTCCGCCGAGGACGGATTGTCCTGAATGACGCCGAGCGACGAGACCGGCAGCGACGACACGCCCGACAGCTCGGTCGCGAGCGCACGCATCTGCTCCGTGAACGGCTGTGAGGACTGCTGGGGGAGTACCGTGACCTTCGGCCCGTCCGGCTCTTCACCGGACGAGATCGTCTTGATTGTGCCGAGCTTCCAGTCCCAGGAACGCAGATCACTGATCAAATCAGGGTCAACGCCCGACAGTAGGATGCCCGGTGCTGTGAAAAGCTCCGTCGCTAGCTCTTCACGCAGCACCGTGCGCATCGCGCGCTGGGTGATGCTCATGACGTCGCGGGAGATACGCGAGCGCCCGAGCGGACGGTCGAGCGAGGGCTCGAAGGGCAGGGCCTCCATCATGGGCGCGCCCAAGCCGTGCAGCTCGGCGTGGACGATCCGCCAGGCCGACGCTGCATTCAGCTCGACGACATACGTCGAGTCGACCGTGTACAGGGTGAAGCGTGTCGGCCGTCCGCCATCGTCGATGTCGTCGATCGTCAGGCCGTAGGACAGGCGACGTCGCACGCGGTCCCAGAGGCCCGCAGCCCAGTCCGCCGAGTGGCCCTGAATGATCACTGTCGGCTCTCCTGCCGCCTCGACGCCTTTGCGCAGCGTCAGGAAAGCGACCGAGTGCGTGAGAGATGAGGGGATGGTCTGCGCGATTTCCAGCTCGAAGCCGGTCGCCGCGAGCAGGTCGTCAATCTCGAAGGGATTATCGCTGCCCGTCGATGAGGTGACTCCGTCCCAGATCAGCAGGTCCGACAGGCCGAAAACGACCTTGCGGGGCCATCCGATGACCGCACCGAGCTGGTCGACCATGTCGTCGGGCACCGATATATTCAGGTTGTCCGGTCGAACGACGCCGTCGAGGTACGCCTGCCGAAGCCGGTTTCTGGGCTGCTTGGTCCGCCAGAGCTCGACGAGCTGAGCGAGCGCCGCCTGCTCTGCGGGCGTCAACCCCGGCACGGCCGGAGCCGAGAACATCACCGGGGTCGCGAGCATGAATTTCTTGGCGCTCACAGGGCCCTCGCTTTCTTGCCCGGCCTGCGCCGGGTCGTCTTAGCCGCCAGGACAGCCGCAGACACGGCCTCTAGCGGGGTCTCATCTCCATCGGGAATGCTCGCTTCCCATCCCCACGCGCCGTCGCGGGCGCGAATCTTCCTATCGCACACGGCCACCGCCGTGTTGAGCGCATCCTCCGGGTCACCGGCCGGGTGCGTAATCCTGCCGTCGCGCAGGCCCTCGAAGAACAGTGAGCACGACTCTAGATACTCGCGCGTCGTCATGATGTGCACGATCCGAGCGGGCACGCCGCGGACCTGCAGAGCGTCCGCGAGCGCCGACGCGCCGGAGCCGCCGACGAGGTTGATTTGCGCGGTCCGGTCTTTGCGGGCTGCGAGCCAGTCGGCGACGGCCTTCACGCCGTCGTCCGTCGATCCGGTGAACGTGTCGATTGCGTTGACGTGGAAGCGCACGTTGGGGCCGGCGCCGGTTTTCAGTGCGCCCGCGAGCGCCTGCCGCTTGCCGTCCGCGCTGAAAGCGACGGCGAAGGATCGGATTCCGTCTGCCGGCGCGTCTGCTGTCGTTGCGTCCCAGGTGGTCGGGTCGATGGCCCGCGACGCGCCAGCGTTGGCCGGCCACATCCCGAGGCGCTCGCGCGCGAAGCCCTCATCCGAGAGCGTCTTGCGCTCAAGCTCGATGAATGCACGCTTCATCCTGCCCGCCAGTAGCGCAGGGTTCGTGGCTTCCCAGGTCTTGACGTCGTCCATGCGCAGCGGCTTGTCTGGGTCGGCCGACCATTCATGCCAGCACATCGCGCCGGGATGCTCAGACAGCGCCTGATCGCGGATGCGCTCGAACACCTGGCCGTTGGCGTTCGGCCCGGGCGGCGTGCCCGTGTACAGCACCTGGGAGTTGCCGAGGTGACCGGCCGAGCCGGTCGAGGTGATCGCTTCAAGCGCGTCCTCGGTCAGCTCCTGCGCCTCATCGAGGACGATCAGATCAGCGGTGAAACCACGGCCCGAGGACTTCGAGCGAGCGATCACGCGAAGCGATCCGCCGTGCCAGCCGCGCGACGGATCGTTCTTGAGAATGATCGCTTCCTGCCCGTTGACGTTGCGGACCTGCTCGACCATTGCGTTGAGCTCGGGGTATCGAGCGGCCTCATCGTCGGCCTTCTTCCCGAAGAATTCCTTGAAACGCCTGTAGTGTGCCTGTGCGGACTTGACCTCGTGTGCCGAGTGAATCACCGTTTCGCCGAGCAGGACCATGCCGAAGAGCTCGCGCATTTCGAGCAGCGCGTTCTTGCCGTTCTGGCGTGGGACGGATAGGCCGGCGACGGGGTGCTTCCACTCGTCTTTCGCGGAGGCGGCGAGCCAGTCGTCAAGGACGAGCTGCTGCCACGCGTCGGGCATCAGCCCGAACGACGCCGCGAACTCTCCTGCCAGTTCCCCGAAGGACTTGGCGCGGCGCTCAACGGCGACCCGCAGTCTGGGAGCCTGCTCGATGCTTCGCCAATCGCTTCTGGAAGTCGACAACCTGGCCCCCCTCTCCCTTCACCGACTCGGGCACAGCAGCCCCCGAGGTACCTGAAATCTCCGAAATCAGCGCCCGCGCCTCACGAATCAGGGGCGCGCGCTTGTCGAACTCGGCGTACTCGAGGGACGCCAGGGTCAGATCGAGCAGCTTCTTCCTGGCATCAAGCTCATCGAACGCATCCGCCTTCTTCGCACTGGCCTTCTTCTTCGCCACCCCAACCACCCCCCTAAAACGCCAAAAACCAACGAATAACGCCTACCGCGAGCGCCAGACCCCCACCAGACACCCCCAGTGGCCGCGTGTCAAACGAACACGGTCGGTCAGCATTTTTCCAGCCCGTCCCGCCTGAAAGCGGGGGGGGTATGGCGCTATATCTCTGTGGGAGTGAGCGCCCGGGGAGGGAGGGGGAGGTGCCCCTATTTGCGTTGAAATTACGCCACAAACAGGACGGCTTCACCAATCAACGTCAATCGAAGCAGGCCGAACGACCCGCTTCGGAACACTCACGCGATCACCGCGCGACTGATTGCAGCGCCGACACAGGACGCGTCCGTTCTCGAGGACGTTCTTGCCGCCCCAACGATGAGGAAGGATGTGATCAGGCTCCGCCGACGACGGCGTCAACGTGCGCACGTAATCGAGCACGACGCCGCACGACGGACAGTGCGTGACGCCAGCTGCTCGGCCTGCCGCGAGCACTCGCGTGCGCCAGTGCCGATACTGGCTCGTGCCCGTCCGGGAGGACACCATGAGCGCCACCCCCTCGCCGCAAACTCGAATGGCCCCCCACTTACGCGGAAGGCCACACTAGAAGCATACACCGTTGCACTATCTCCGCAAGACCTGCCCCCCTGGGCGTTTCACACCACCCCCCGGGGGTGGTTTCGGACGCCCCCTGGGTTCAGAACACCCCCCGGGGATGTTTGCAAGCACCCCCGGGGGTGGTTTCGAGGCCCCTCCGGATACGAGCCACCCCCGGGTGTGCTTGAGGCAGTGCCCGGTGGTGACCGCTGCTAGGACGCGAGTGCGACGATGTCGGCGACCCTGTAGGTGCGGTGCCCGACGTCCGGCGAGACCGGCTGCAGCTTCCGACGCTGACACCACGACCGCACTGTCGCATCCTTGATCGTCTTGCCGACAATCAGTTCGGCGACCCTCGTCGCACGCGGACGCGGCAGCTCAAGACGCTTGGCCTCGGCCATCATGAGCACGACGGCCGTTCGGCAGTCGACCTGTTGCCAGCACTCGCGGCACTTCACCTCGTCGGCGCCCTCCCGCGCGAGCAAGTCAGCTCCACAGCGCGGGCACTTGCCAACGAACACGAGCCGCGCGTGCGCCGGGGCCGCGAGACGCTCAAGACGCTTGATCGAATACAGCACCTCGTCAGCGCACTGCGCCGCCAGCGGCCAACTCCGCACGCGGTCCTCGTGCGCGGCGAACAACTGCGCGACCATCCGCCAATCCCGGGCAGGCACACAGTATCTCGGCCCCATGACGAGACGGATCAACTCATCACCCCACGCCTGCAAGGCCGAGGCCATCTCGTCAACCTCAAGCATGAGCGCCAGACGCAGCGGCGGCGACGAGACCGAATACCCCGTCGACCCGCCACCCTCCGGCACCGACTTCCGAGACGCGATGTACGCCAGATCAGCCATGAGGCCGGGCAGGGACTGAGTCGCAACCCTCAGACGCGCCGCCCCACCCCGAGACAGATACTCACCCGGCAGCAGGGGTTCACCCGTCACCGGGCACACCTCGCCAGTCATCGTCCTACTCATCGTCAGTCCACGTCCTCGATGTCGCCCCTGTACTGATCACGGCTGACCTCGATAAGGCCGCGCCGCGCCAGCATCGAGCCACGCCCGTCCGTCATCCAGGCCGTCAAGTCCGGCTGCGACGGGTCAATCGTCTCAATCATGATCTCCCACGCTCCGATCAGCCTCCCAGGGCCATGCCTCTGATTCACCAGGGCACCTATCGCATCCTCGATCCGATCCAGTACCTGTGAGCGTTCGTCACTCATCTCCTGCTCCTTCTCCTTCGCTTGCGCTTCTTCGAGCCAGCATCAGGTAAGGCGGGCTTCTGCCCGACCTGATCCCGTCCCTTTACCTGTTCCCTACTGCCTACCCGGACTCCCGACCCGTACCCGTACCCGGGCATACACGAGTCCAGAGGCCCAGATGAGTCGAGTCCGACGCCAGTCGGGGTGAATCCGCGTTCCTGCTTGTAGCCGGTTTCCGGGGTGGTGCCCGTGCGGGCAGCGCCGGGGTCACCGATGCCGGACTCGACAGTGAGCTGATCAGACTCACCGGAATCCGCGTCTATCGGGATACCCACGGTCGCGCCGCCAGGCGCGCTCACAGTCACGGCGGCGTCCGCGCAGCCCGAGGTCACACCCGTCGTAGGTGCGCCCGAGGCCGGGTCGCCAGCCGCCGCGTGCGCGCTCGCACGCTCACCATCCTTTCCGCCGGCCGCGTCGCAGGTCGCGGCCTGTGCGCTGCGCAGTACGCCAGCGCGTTCGAGCATGCCGCGCGTGAACTTCCCGTACCGGGGCCGTTCAGGCGCGGGCAGCAGCTCATGAGACTGATCCCACGAGCCTGTAGGATCGTCCGCTCGGGACGAATTACACCGCGTACACGCGACCACGAGCGTGTCCACAGTGCCAGCCTCCCCGGGCTTCAAATGATCAAGCGTCCCCTTGCGGGCCGATGTCTTTCCAGTCCAGTAGACCTCGACGCCGCACCAGCGGCACTGGTCGCCGTCGCGGGCGATCACAGCCTGCCGCAAAGCCTGGTCGGAGTTGTCACGCTGACGCTGACGACTCCACTCGACGTCGGCACGCGAGCGGATATGCACAAAGTCGGGGTCCTCGAGGAGCTTCGGCTTCTTGCCTTTTGGCGTGTCCGTCCACTCGATAAGGCCCGTGTCGACCGCGATCTGCAGCACGTCAGGATTCCCGCCCGCATACGTGTAAACGACGCCCATCTCGATGACACTGTCAGTCAGGTGCGCCGCCGAGTACGCGGCACACCTCATGATGAACCCGAACAGCTCGTTCACAGTACGGGCGTCAGCCTTCGGGTGCGATGCCGCTTCCATCAGCCGCGGATACATGTCCGCGTCGTCGCCCATCTTTACCCACGCCATTAGCCCACCTCCTTCTCGGTCGCTTGCTGTTCTTGCTCACCCCAACCGTCCTCCGGGAACAGATACCTGGGCCGGAAACCCGGATAATTCCGCGCCATCCAGGCGCGCTCCGTGTACCGCTGGTACTCCGCCTCGAAACGCAGGAAGCACGGCCGACAACGCGCGTGCCCCGCAGCGAGGACCTCGCCGCAGTCCGGGCAATGCCTCTCGATCACGACTCCACCGCCCGCACGCGCGCCGCACGCTCATCTCTCGATTCCTCCGCGTACACGCGCACGCGGACTTCATACATTGGTAGAAGACCGTCCGCCTTCTCTTTCGTTATGCGGTCTGCGACTACAACATGAGGGCCATCGAGGACCACGTCTGACTCATCCCCCAACAGCCGCACTTCGACCAGCCCATTTACGATCGCCGCCGCTGTCGGCGCAAGTCTGCTGCTGTTCCGCCGACGACGATCCGGATACGCGACCTCGACCTCGACCTCGACGCGACCTCGACAACCGAGCCGCGTAATTTTCCCGTTTTCAAATGCGATGAGCCTGCCCCAGCGACGCAGCCGCCGCACGCGGTCCTCACGTGGCGCCCAGCACCCCCGCTCATTGTCAGTTACTAGAGAAGTTCTGTGCAGCCGTATCACCCGCGACTCCCACACGAGCATCATGCCGCCTCCTTAAGGGCGATCGTTGTGAGCTGGTAGATAGCGGCTGCGCCCTGCTGTGGGACGACGCCGTTCCCGAGGAGCCGGAGCTGCTGCTCACGTGTCAGCCCGAGGTCCTCGCCGGTCACGTGGCCTTCCTCCACGCCCATGAGCCACTCGACGAAGCGAGTCGAGAGACGCGCGCGCCCCCCCCGCGCGTCGGCGGGACAGTCGGCGACGGAGCCGGACGACCGAGCACCTGCTCCCAGCGCGCGATCACGGGCGCGTACACCCCGTAGTCGGTGCACTCAAGGCGCGCCGCAAGGTGCGTCGACTTCTCCGGCGGTCTCCCTGACGCGCGGGGCAGGCCCATCACCGAGTCCCCCGCCCCCGGAGTCGGCAGCAGCTCGCGAGCCACCTCGTGCAGGTTCGCCCCGTAGCCGGTCGAGGAGGCCGTGGCGTTCGTCGCCTGCGGAGTCGGAATCAGGGCACCAGATGCTCGATCTGATCCGCTAAACTCACCGAGTGCCCCCCGGCCCGCCGCTTCTCCGGTGTCTGCGCGCCCCCGCAGTTGCCAAGGTTCGCCAGCGGGGTGGCTAGTAAGGAACAAACGCTCTCGCTTGTGAGGGGCTCCGACGTCGGAAGCCCTCGCAATACACCATTGCGCGTCATACCCGACGCTGGCCAGGTCGCCGACCACACGGCCGGCCGCCCGGAGAGCAGGTCCATCTGCTCCGTCTCCCAGCAATCCCTGCTTTGACTCCACCAAACTGAACGCCCCACTTGTCAGCGCTCCTCTCACGTTTTCCCACACAACCAGACGCGGTCTCAGCGCCTTGATCGCCTCGAACATCGACTCCCAGAGGCCCGACCTCGTCCCCGAGGCCATGCCCGCGCGGCGCCCAGCGCTGCTCAGGTCCTGACAGGGAGACCCGCCGCATATGATGTCGACCGGCTCAACGCCCGACCAATCAACCTGCGTAATGTCCCCAAGGTTCGGCACGCCAGGCCAGCGCACCTCAGCAAGCCTGCACGGCCCCGGCTCAACATCACTCGTCCAAGCGACCCGTGCATCCGGATCGAGCGCCATGCACGCGGCCATATCCAGACCGCCGTAGCCAGTGAATAGACTCCCGATAGTCGTCATCCTGCGGCCTCTTCTCGTTCCCACATGCGGTAATACGGGTTCTCGAACTCGCGCTCTCCGCGCGGGTTTGCGATCTCCAAGAGGGCATCTGCGTGACACGGCTGATCAGCTTGGCACCAGCACACGAGATCGAGGCCCCAGAGGTTCCGCGCCGCACATCCGGCGACGAACCGCCCCTCTGCCGTGTGCCTGATCCAATCACGGTACTTCTCGACAGCCTCCGAAGGAGACTCGACGATAAGGGCGCCGCCAAATTTAAGCTCAAACGGCGACCGCGCGACCCTAAACGGATTGCCGTAGAGGCTCCCTCGCCCCACGTATACTGCGTGAGCCGGCATCTTCCACCCGCGAGCGCTGCGGCGCTGGATTCTGATTGGGAATCTCATCGCGTCTCCTCTGCCCAGACGCCGACCTCCGCAAGCTCAGCTGGCGTGTACCCGCGCTCGCGGGTGAACTGAACGATGAGGCCGACGCACGCTTTATGCGTGACGGCTTGAATCGATGCGTCGGTTTCGGCGTCGATAGTGACGGCTACGTTCGCCCCCCGTGGTGCGAGGGCCCCTCTGCAGACTGGGCAGCGCCTCCACGCCGGGACACTGCGCACTGGCTTGACCGCAATCATCGTCTGCTCTCCGCTTCAGGCTCCACGGCCTCGCGCTCAGCACCGACGAGTGCGTCAACCGCTTCTGCGATCGATTTCCGGATTATGCTCCTGTCCGTTTCGAGCTTGCCGTACCGCATCGCCAGGCTGTCCGCGATGTCGGTGAGGTCCGAGGCTGCGTCGGCTATCGCGTCGCGCAGAGCCGATACGCAGTCGATCAGGTACACCATGTCGTGAACTGCAGACTGGTAGAAGGCGCCGACCGACTGCGCGCACGCATGCGCATCTGCGCTGCTCACAGCGCGTCCCATATTGTCGAGTTTGTCCCTGATTGCTGCGATTGATGTCATCGGCGCAGACCGGCGCTTCGCGATAGCGACGAGTTTGTCGACGGGGTCGCCTACCATGAGACGAATCTCCAACGTCTCGGCGTCGTTGCCGGCGTATCTGTCGGCGATTTCCGCGGCTGCGTCGGCGAGTTCTGCGGCTGCGTCGGTTATCGCCGTCTGCAGCTCGTTGATGATCGTCATCGGTTTTCCTTTCTATGGCGTGCCCCGCGCTCGTGTGGCGCGGGCGTCGTGCCCGCCCGGGACTTGCACCCGGGGGTCTGCTGGTCGGGCCGCGCGGTCTTGTGGCCTGGCCGCCTTGCTTTTCTAGGCGGCGGGTGGCTTCCCGTGACCGCGCTCAACGGGATGCCGCTCAGTCGCGTATTGCGATCCCAGCGGCGGCGAGCATCGCTTCTTGAGCGACTTTCATGATTCGTCCCCGATCGCTGCCGTGACCTCATCTGCTGCCTGCATAGCGTCGGACATCAGCGCGGTGCCACGGACGAGCGTCCCGGCGCTCTGCAGTCCCTGGTTGCTCTTCTCATCCGCGATCGCGCGCGTCAGGGCGTTGCCGACCTTGATGTACGAGTCCGCGAGCGCCCGTGGTCCTCGGTTGGTGGTTCCGCCGACTTCTGCTGTCTTGTCTGCGAGCAGTGCCTTGAGGGCTTCGCGGCCGGCGTTCTCGGCGAGCAGGACTGCTGCGATTGCAGCGTCGACCTGATTCAGCTCGACGGTGATCGTGTTCTCGAACCTCACAGCTCCGTCTCCTTCTTGTTAGCTGGACCTTCGAGGAGGCGGAGGACCAACAGGCCAACTCCCGCGCCGCCCAGGATCGCTCCGATCATCAGGAGCAGCCCGTTGGCGGTTGCTCCGGTCTTGGCGAGGCGTGTCTGAGGTTCGGGCGCCGGGGTGGTCGGCGTCGGCTCGGGCGGCGGGGGGGGGGGGAGCGG